ACATTCATTCATTATAGTTCTTAACTTTTTAGTTAAAAATCTAGAAAGTGATTGCTCATTGATATCATTATTCATTTAGATTGATATCATTAACTAAATCTTTAGCAATGTCAAGTCCAAACCTTACATCATCTTTAGCTTTCTGACCTTCTTTTTCTTCTCTATCTAGCAAATCGCTAGCAATACGCTGTCCTACATTCATACCAGTGGCTTCTTGTTGTGCTTTTATTCTAGCTTCTTCTAATTCTTTATTAGTTTTTAATCTAGCAGCATCAATCATTATTTTAGATTCATCTATTTGTTGTTTATTAGCTACTTGTTTTTCTTTAATCTCTAGTTCTTTTTGTTTAGCTAATATAATTGGGTCTTGTGCTTGTTCTTGTATTCTTGCTTGCTCTGCTTGTGCAGCATTAGTAGAAGCTACTCGTTTGGCTGCTTCTGCAACTAATGTAGATATACGTTTTTCTACATCTGCTGGTAAAGGCTCACCTACTGGAGGTAACTCTATACCCATTTCTCTTTCAACTTGTTCTCTAAACTGTAATGCAAGATGTTGCATAATATAATCTGAACCAGCACTTTGTATAACTTGTGCATTTGGACTTTGTTGTACTTTTGCTTGTATGCTTGGGTCTTGTTGAGCAGAAGCAAGTGTTTGTATGTGAGCTTCATGGTCTTGGAACTCATATGCTTGTACTGGCTTACCAGTAATAATATTTTGTACTGCTGTAACTGGGTCAACTGCTGGCACATCTTCTTGTGGAGGTATTATAGTATCTACATCTTTAATGCCTAATACTTCAAGCATCTGTCTATGTAGTTGAGCTAAGTCATATAACTGAGGTGCTTGTTGTGCTAACTGCATTGCAGCTTGATACTGCATAATTCTTTGAGCCATAGTTGCTGCATTTGGGTCAGATACTGGAAGTACATCTACTCTATTATCAAAGTCTTGTACTTTAATTTGCTGACCTTCTTCTACTTCGTAAGGATAACTAGGTTCTGTAAAGTCCTTAATTACATTTACAAGTATTTCAAATTCTCTTTTCATTGCAGCATGAAGTCTTGCTTGAACAGCACTCATTACTTTCATGTTTCTTTCTAGTAATGCTAGAGTTGTTCCAACAGGTGCCTGACTATTCATGTCAGATGTTTTCATTTCAGCTATACTTGCAAACTTTTTGCCTTCTTCTACTATGTTTTGTAATAGTGAGAATAATGTAGGTGAAGGTTCTTTATAAGGTAAGAATGTAATATTGTCTCTAATAGCACCACCTGGTACATCTACATCTCTAAACTCACCTGGCATAATAGGACTATCATCGCCTTTAATACGCAGACCTCTTGCTTTTAAACCACCTGGTAAATTACTTAAAGTACCTGCATCTACTAACTGTCTTAGTATTGATGTTGCTGATTTAGCTAATCCACCAATCATATGTATTAAACCAAAGCCATAGAAACCTAATCCTGGTAAATACTGATAATGAACAAAGTGCATCCTTCTTAACTTGGCTTTGTCATCTTCGTAATAGTTTCTTCTAATACTAAGAATAATGCCTGAAGGACTATCTATTGATACAACATAAGGTAATGCAATACCTGTATCTTCGCCATTATCATCTTTATCTTCAAAGCCTTTAAGGTCTAAGTCAACGTGCATTTCTAATATAGTATGACGTGTATCGTAGCTATAACTTTCTGATTCGCCAGTCATCTCATTATATTTTTTAGTAATGTCTGATGATGTTGGTGTAGCATCTGGTAATTCTATATCTCTGTAAAATCCACTAACCTGCATTTTTCTAATGTCATTAGTTGACTTCTTCATTACATGAGTAGCTCTTTCACAAGTTTCTAAATCACTTGCACCATAATTAACTACAACATCTTCTGCTGGTACAAAAATACCACTAGGTCTGTTTAGTGTTGGGTCAAAGTAAATCTTTCTAAATGCTGAACCTGCTAATGGTAATGAGAACAGCATCTTTTCTGTTTCAGTACGATATTCAGTCATTTCGTATGTAAGCAAGTAGTTAAGATAATCTTGAACTCTTTGACTTTGTTTTTCTTTTGTTGAATCTATTGGTCCTACTATCTTTGTTCTTACTGGACCTGCTGCTGGAAATATTTCTGATATTGCCTGAGATTGGAATTTAATAACTGCTTCACTAAGCATTGGATGAAATACACCACAAGCTCCTGCCCAAGGTGTTGTTCTATCTTCAATCTTTAATCCTAACTGGTCTAAACCTTTAGTATAGGTTTCTTCCCAATCAGCTCTTGAATCTCTATCTGAATTAAAAGCACTCATAAGTTCATTACCTATGGATGTTAATTCATTTTCATCTATGTACTCTACAAGATTTGAGTCAAAGCTTTCTGCTTGCATTTCGTTTGCATTAGGGTCAAAGTCAACAATCATTCCACCATCTTCGGTTTCTGTTGTTAATGCATTTTGTATTTCAATATCTAAACCTTCTTCTGGGTCCATTTCTACTAACCCATCTATTGGTGTGGCAGGTTCGAATTTATTTTCTATAGCCAATGTACTCTCCTAGTAATAATCTGCTTTACGATTAGGTTCTAACTCTTCTTCATCTTCATCTGAATCAAGAGGAACAAAGCCGCCTTGTCTAAATCTTAACAGAGCTTGCGTACTGCTATCAACTAAATCATCATGTTCCATATTAGGGAAACCAGCAAACTCTTCTACAACTTCTTCTGCCCATCTTGTTTCTGGTGCCCAAACAACGCCTGAAGCAAACAAATCAGATACAGCATTTACCCTAGATATTTTATCATTACCACGGCTAGGTGTATATTCCTGTACTGGTATGCCTGTTTGTCTAAGTTCAAAGATTAAAGGTAAGCCTGCTGCTTTAGCCTCTACAATGAACGCGTCTGGCTTATAAGCATTATACTTCTCAAAAGCCATCTTCTTTAAATCTGGGAACTCTAGACGCTCCTTATAGGCATCTAAGAGTATAAGATTGGGTGCCACTAAACCATCATCATTTTCTTTGTAGAAAACTCCCCATGTAGTACAAGCTGAATAGTCAGCTCTTTGGGTTTTCAAAAAGGCTGTGTCCCATGATTGAATAATGAACTCACATTCGGGAGGATTCATCCTATCCCAAACTTTCCACCATTCTCTTTTAACAAGAGCACCCTCTTCAGAAGTAGGGTCTTGTTGATACTGAGCCATCCACTTTGAACTAGGCAATTCAGCCTTCAAAGCTTGTAACTCTTCCAATTTCCAGAAAGCATCCCACAAAGGCTTACCAGAAGGTAAGATTGCAGGCAGTTCTATAACTTCCCATTGGTCGGCTCCGCCACGTTTTATACTAGCATCCACAACTTGACCAGTTAAATCTTTATTATGCCATCTTGTCATCACTACAACGATTGCACCATTAGGCTGTAAACGCTGTCTAGGACCAGAGGTATACCATTCATAGGTACGATTAAATACATTTATGTCTGAACTCGCACCTTCTTGTTCAGAGTGCGGGTCATCAATGATAAGTAAGTCAGCACCTTTACCAGTAACTGCACCACCTACACCGATAGCAAAATATTCACCGCCTTTGTTCGTGTTCCAACGACCCGCAGCTTTGGAATCCGACTGCAAACTAACATTCGGGAATATTTTCTTATAATCTTTACTTCCTACAAGGTTTCTAACCTTCCTACCAAAGCCTACCGCTAGTTCTGCGGTGTGAGCTGTCTGTATTATCTTCTTTTCAGGTCTGCTTCCCAGAAACCATGCAGGTAATAGGTAAGACGCAAACTCGGATTTGGTATGTCTAGGTGGCATATTGATGATAAGACGCTTTAAATCACCATTGGCTACCCTTTCAAAGGCATCCGCCATAACTTGATGGTGGGGACCATGGATAAAAGCACTCCACATCTCTTGAACAAACGCCATATAGTCTGTAGCACATTTCTCTCTGGACTTGGCATCTTCTAATTCATCTAATAAACCTAACAATTCTCTCTTTTCATCCAAAGAAAGGTTTTGTACTTGGTTTAATATTTGGTTACTCATACATCTCCCATACTAGATAGTAAGTATGTACTTCCTAAAAATAAAAACTTACTAAGTAACTACCACTAAGTGGAACTTAATAAGTAAATACTCTACAAGTAGGTACCTACTAGATGTAAATCACGCTAGATTTTAACATAATTGCACATCTTCACAGGAAAAACAACCATTTTTGTAAAATAATATGGGGGGTCTAGGGACCCTAGGGTCTTTCCTGAGAAAAATTATATATTATATGTATGAAAAACGCTATCAAAATGCAATATAGGGGGGTGGGTTGGAAAAAGTAGGTAATATCCTGTGCATATCACTATGTATATGAGATGGTCGGAGTCCCGTACACGCACATGGGGGTGGGGGGTGTTTATTAATATAAGTTTCGTGAATAATTAAATATAAGCCTTGGTTATAAAAGATATCACTAATTGACTTTTTCCAATAACTCTTTTATTCTTGCTTCTATGTCCGCTTCGACTTCATCAGATGTCCTAGCTTCCTTAGTCTCTACCACGTCCGTGAACAGGCTCACACTCTTCCCTAATAAACTCAATGCAGAAATCCTAGCTGAATCAGATTCCGCTTCTTGGCTCTCTTTATATAAACGGTCTATAACATAGTTACGCGTTCTTAAGCTACTAGCGATAGTAGACTGCTCCTTTTTCGCGATAGTCCTTTGTATGCTTAGTGATATCTTAGGGTTCGCTATAAGCTTGCTAGCTTCCACCTCTACCCATTTAGGTACTTTGCCATCCTTGGTCAAGGTAACGTCATAGACCTTCGCATATGCTTCCTTGTAGCTTCCTATCTTGCCTTTAATTATTTCATCCACGAACTGCTTTTGCTTAATCGTTAGAGAGTCTTTCCCAACGAGTTTAAGGCTAGTCTTTTTGTCGTCATTCATCTTGTTTACCCTTAGATAGTCTAGGGTCTGATTACCGCTAGATAGTCTTATGATATCTTTTATGAATCTCTTTCGTAATGCTTGTAAATGGCTAGCAAAAACAATGACCAGTTAATATTTAATTAGATGTTGCAATGATGTTCTATTCTTGATATGCTTGGGAGGAACGATAATTTTAATAAAGGATTTATATAGAATAGAAAAAAGAAAACTACCAAGCAGAGTTCCCTCGATGATACGAACTTGGTTAAGGGTCACTAGATTTACCCTTGAGGATAAGAAGCCTATAAACTCATTAC